GTCATTGGCAAGCCGCCGTTACCTGAAATATGGAGCCGCCGTTATGCCTCTAAGAGAGCTTATTTTAAATTTTGTGAACGTGGTCGACAGCCATGTTTCTTGAAATTGCAGGCCTATTGAAGCCTTAATTCATATGTCTAAGACATACCTTTCTTAATTCAACTTTTCTCGTACAAGAAGAGTTGTCTTATTTTATTTGTGCAATATTCTTGCGCGTATAACAAACGCAAGTCTTAGTGATCGTCTCGATCGTGTTATAATCTAGATAAAATTGTTATGGATACTCTAGAGCAATGCGATTCGATTACATGTTACAGCCTTTCTCCTTATTCAAGGAGACCCACGCTGCAAGTGGTCCACTTAACGATGCATTTTAGGATTGAGAGATCCGCATGCATTCTACACTCTCTCGCTAATACTAATGAAACTCAAATTATTGAAAATACAACTGCCGAAACCGCGGAAGAAATTTCAGAAACTAAGGTAGAACAATCTACTACTCTTGATCAACGAGTCATTCCTGTAGCTACTGGTTATTTGGATGGGTCTAACAACCTTCCACCACCAGTTTCTATGGATGAATCGGAGTTCACGCATTTAGATGTTCTCAAGTCACCCATTCGGTTGGCAACAGCCGCATGGTCCACTACTAATGCCGTAGGTACCAATCTACTAAATGTTGTAGTGCCTGATGTTTTTGCATCCTTCCCTACTATACACAAGCAACTTCTACAGTTGTACGCGTTCTACAAATTTACTCTTCGTTTTAGAATTGTAATTAATACAACGCGTTTTCACTGTGGCAAACTTATTGCATTTTATGATCCTGTCAATACTTTCGGAACTGGTTTAGATCGTGCTAATAGCGTATTTTCTGCTACTGGCTATCCCAACGTTAAGTTGGACGCCGCTAACAGTAATTCTGCTGAAATCGATGTTCCTTTCGAAAATATTGTTTCGTTTCTTACCACTAACTCATTAGAGGACTCTCCACCTATGGGAGCTCTTCGCATTTTGGTTTTAAACCCCCTGCAGGCACCTGCAGGTTCCACAGATCCTATTAACTTTAATGTGTTCGTCTCCGCTGGCGACATCCAGTTGCATCTTCCGATGCGACCTCATGTCGTTCAATTTTCAAAACCACCTGCTTTCCGTATGAACGGTCTCTCCGATGTAGTGAAAACTGCAAAAGGAGTGGCTGGTACAGTAACTGGAGCTTGGGCTGATTTGAAGTCTGGAAATGTTCTAGGCGCGTTAAAACGCGGCTGGGACTTCTTTACTTCCGACCGACCTACTCAAGCTGATAACAAAATTACAAATTGTCTTACTAATGTTTCACAGATTGCAACGATGCAAGGTTTGGATGGTAGTGTACGTCTTGGTGCAACCCAAGATGGACACTATTTCGAAACTGAGTTTTCCACTGCCCCTAAAACAGATATGTCAATTTACGAAATTTGTCGACGACCAATGCTTATTGGCCAATTTACTTGGTCTAAAGCAACGGCTGTCGATGCGTCTCTTTTCTCCCGTTCCGTAGCGCCTTCACTGTGTTACAGTGAAATCGCCCCAAACCCGGATTATGATGCAAATCATAATACTTTCTTATCATACTTTGCAACTATGTTTGAATATTGGCGTGGTAGTCTCACTTTTACATTTGAGGTTGCCTCGACCAATTTTCATGTTGGCCGTTTTATGATTGCATTTGAACCAAATAAAACCGTCGCCACTTTACCTGGTGTCGATTTTACTTGTACAGATCTTTCTAACAACCCATACTTCGTTTTCGATTTGGAACAGCATAAGGAATGTACTATTACGATTCCTTATGTTGCTTCAACTCCACGTAAACGATGTGTACCTTCAAGTTGGGCTGATATTATGCCACATGATTATGATGCACTCGGGAAAATTTACTGCCGCGTGCTAGATCCTCTAGCAGTTACGGAAAGTATACCCGATGTGATTATGGTCAATGTGTATTTATCAGCTGGGCCTGATTTCCGCTTTTATGGTCCGAGAATTCGGACCTCCACGCATTTTCTTGAAGACCTGCCGCCTGCTCCTCTTGCATTCCACGTGAATGCCGGTAAGGAAGCAGATATTGTTCTTCGAGAACCACAAACCACCACTTATCTGGTTAAAGGCGCCAAAAGCGTCGATACGCCAGAGTATTTTAACGAAGTCATTGATGATGTGCGCGATTTAGCGCGCAGATTCTGTCGTTACGATACAGTAATGGATATGCTGCCTGACCCGAATAGAACGGGCTTGTCTACTGGAATTTCAGCATTTGGAGCTCATCCAGATCTCTATTATGCTGCAAATTTCTATGTTAACAAGCCTGTAGCTGCTCACTCGTTTGCTACTCTTATTACTCGTCTTTATGCATTTTGGACAGGTTCTATTAGGTGGAAATTTATACCTTTCACTGACCGAACTAAAGACTTGCAATTAATCGCAACTTATACTTTTACTAGTGATGGATTCGATCCACCCGCGATCGAAAACATCTCTGGTTTTCCTGCTTTTATTACTAATTCTTCCCAAGATTCATCCTTGGAGGTGGAATTGCCTTTCTACACTCCATATACACAATTACTATCTCAGTATAATCCTGCCGCAACTGCTTATGATAATGGTATCTATACCCCTGGATATCTGCAGATTCAAGCAACTGCGACGACTGATGTGTTCGAAAGTAATCGTGTACACATCACTTCCTATCATGCGATTGGAAATGATGTAGCATTTAGATTTTTAGTGGCTCCCCCCATCACTTACGAACCTACAACTCCGTTCTAGGCTCGTTCGTATCTCATGAATATACTCCCTGCCCCAAATGTTAGTCTGCATACAATGGATGTATGTATTCTTCTATTTTCGGTATAGTCTCTTTGATGCACTTAGAAATAAGTGTGAAGTGATTAACCTACATTTTGGACGTGGCACTCTCTGTTTAGAGAGATGGCTGCCCGACCCCAGGATGTGGCTCCCACCCACCCACCCTGTATGTGTGACGAGACTCAGTTCCCAGAGTATCTCGTGTTTGCGTATGATAAACATGCGTAGACTATGGCAATTGGCTGTTTACGGTGAAGTAGGCTTCCCCACACCTATGGATCCAGCAGAATCAAGCTGTATGCACCGCACTTTATACAGAAACCGTCCACTCTTACGACACTTGCTGTTAAAGAAGAGAACGTGATGTACGAATTGTGCGAATATGTTAATCTTTGAAGCATGCTAGCTCGCCCTACCGCTATGCTAGCGATATCCTAATTGATGGATAGCTTTTGATTGTCATACCCCCCGCGACTGTCTTTGCGATTCCAGAAGAAAGAACCGCCCTGCTGAGCTCAGGTTCCATCAGCTCCCTATTTTTATATGAAATGTCACAAACTATTTCAAATAACAATGTGGTCCCCCAAC